CTTATCGGTTTGGTCCGTCCTATCCCGCCGCCACAGGCGGCAATGAAACCACAGTCACGGTTAGCGGCATTACTTACCGCGTCCACACCTTTGCCACTGTCGGCACATCAACGCTGACGGTGGTGAATGGTGGGGAGTTTGAGTATCTGGTGGTTGCTGGTGGTGGGGGTGGTGGTCGTGTGCGGGGTGGGGGTGGTGGCGCAGGCGGCGTCCTGACGGGGGCAATGCAAATAAATGCGCAAACTTATACAATCGCAGTTGGCGGTGGCGGATCTGGAGCCACCTCAGCAACAGCCGCTGTAAGCGGCAGCAACAGTTCAGCTTTAGGAGTAACTGCTTTCGGCGGAGGGAATGGAGGAAGGCCTGGTGATGGCGGCAATGGCGGCAGCGGTGGTGGTGGTGGTGGTGGTAGTGCTAATCCTGGCAATGGGACAAGCGGTCAAGGATTTAAAGGCGGCTATGGTGGCAGTTCAAGCGGCGGTGGTGGTGGAGGTGCTGGGGCTGCCGGATCAGATATTTCTTCTGTTTCAGTAGGTGGCGCTGGAGGGATAGGGATCGCATCGTCTATTACGGGAAGCACTGCTTATTACGGTGGCGGCGGCGGCGGGATGTCGGATAATTCGGCCACACCGCAACCTGGTGGCCTTGGTGGCGGCGGCCAAGGAGCCTCTACTGTGTCAGGCACGAATAATTGCACAAACGGCACAGCTAATACAGGCGGCGGCGGCGGCGGGGCGAATAACGCAGGCTCCGCCACCGGCGCCACCGGCGGCTCCGGCATCGTGATCGTCCGCTACCGCATCGCATAACAAACCCACCCCCCTTAGTCACGGCCGCTACCATGCCCTACCTCTTATGACCTGCCCCAACCATTCCTGGACCGAGGTTGGGATGCTGGCAGTAGGGATGTCGCCCATACTGCTGATTACTGTGCTGTTTTTTGCAGCGTTGGTCAGGATCCAATGGACCGAGTAAGAGTAATTTGCGACCACAAGCGACAGCTCGCCCGGCGATTGCTACGGGATGCTGATGAACGTGCCGACTACCTGCACGCCAGGCCATCGCTCTCCCCGGACCAGTGGCGGCTGATTGCGCAGTGGCTGCTGGAGGAAGAACGCCCGGCTTGATCCGATTCGCCGCTGCCGTTGCCCTGGTGGCTGCTGGGATGGTCTGGCTGCTGGGTGCCCTGCCCCTGCCGTTGGCGCTGCTGCTGGCGATCCCCGGCGACTGGATGGGGTCTGATCTGGTGCAGCCGTAGCGCAGCCGGCGGGTACTTGCCGCCTCTTGCCTGGTCGTTACGCTGCAGCAGTGCAGACCAGCTCGCCGTGGGCATTGCCGAATCCCTCACGCTTCTTGGCATAAGCGGTGCTGGCGTAGCAGCGCTCTGGCGCATCGCATTCGTGACAGGTCGCTTCGAGGGCAAGATCACCTCGACCCTCCAGGCAGTGCAGCAATGGCTTGAGAACCACGAAAGCCGGATCAGGCACCTTGAGGGCGACCGATGAGGACACGCATCACCGGCCAGTTCGACATCTCCCTGATCCTTCCCGTTGCCGTCGGCCTGATCTACGCCGGCACCGGCGGCTGGACGGCTGAGCGCTGGAACACCGCCCTGGCTGTCATGGGCCTCTCCGTGGCCAAGAAGTCCTACGAGCAGGGCTACTGGACCGAAAACCCCGAGCTGCGCCGCCCGCCTGCCGGCATCGAGCGACCCCGCGACGAGAAGGGGCGCTTCGTCCACCACGACCCATGAAGTGGTCCCTGGACGATGTCCGCATTGTCGGGGACATCGTGGCGGCATCCCTGCTGGCCAGGATGGTCCAGCTGGTCGCGCTCAAGGCCTTCATCGAACCCGCCGGCCACTTCATCGGCACCAGCCTCCCGAAGCGCCTCAGAGGCCTCTCTGGCGGCCGCCTGCCGGCACTGCCGTGGGTGTCAGCGGACGGCGTGGACGACCATGGCCCAGCCCTTGCCAGGGGCGTAGCGGTGGGCACCGCCGCCAATCGGCTCGACCATCCATCGCTTGCCGAAGTTGAGGCGGGTGAAGCGCAGCCCCTTGCCGTTGGCGTCGAGAGTGGCGCCGCTGATCAGGTCGGGTTCGCCCCAGGGGTCGTGGACAGTCACATGGGTTGAGGTGTGCCCATAAACGGTCAGCCAGTGGCCGCCGCCTTGCGGCCGGTCAACATGACCGCGATGCAGATAGCCGCAGGGCACGGGGATGCCGCGGGCGATCTGACGCTCGATCAGTTGGAAATCGGCATCCATCACCCGCTCGGCCGTCACCCCGTAGTGCGCCAGGGCCTTGATTTGCGCTGCTGGGTCAGTGGTATCCCCAAAGCGCTGCACCACCGCCAGGTACTGGTCGTCTCCGTTGGCCCCTTTCAGCGTCCCGGGCTTGACGGCCTCCAGGAGCATTGCGCAACTGGACGAGAAACAAGTTCGATCCCGCTGGCTGACCTGGCCCGAGTCGCGCTGGCTGTAGTAGGGCACGCCAACCAGCGGGTTGGCAGCCTTCACCGTGGCGTCAGCCTTCCATAGCTCGCGCAGCTTGCCGCCTTCTTTCAGCGCATCCGGCTCATGCTTCAGCAGCTGATCGAGCAGCGCTTTCAGCCATTCACGGTGCAGAGAGTTGCCAGGGTCAAGAAAGGACTGGGGCTCGTGCGCCATCACCCGGCCCAGAACCGCCAGCAACCAATCGCGGTGGTTGGGCTTGCTGGGGTCGAAGTGTTCGGCGTAGTCGCCAGTCTGGGCCTTTGTCATCATGGGGACAGATCTCTGCACCCATGCAACCGTGGCTGATAGCGATTTGCGAGAGCTCTATGACGAGGGCCACAAGCTCATCGTCAATGAGCTGGTCGAAAAGATCCGCAACGGTGATGCCAGCGCCGAGGATCGGCGACTGTTCACCCAGCTGATGAAGCAGAACAACATCAGCGCCGCACCGATCGAGGGCACCGCTGCTGATGCGATGAAGCGGATGGCCAGCAAGCTGCACAGCTTCGGCACGCTGGAGGAGAAGGCCAAGGTGGTGCCGATCCGCCCGCCGGCTAGCGCCTGACGCCACCGGTGGCGCCGCTGCCCTTTGGGATGATCCCCAGCGCCAGCGCATCCACACGCGCCCCCGTCTCATCGAACCACGCCGCCAGGGAGGCCTCTACCAGCTCCTCCTGGCGCCTTCGGGCTGCTCGCTCCTGGTCCTGGGCCGCGGCTTCCACGAAATGGGCTGCAGCGATCGCCAGGGCGTCGATCCGGTCGTAGTACAGCAGGCTCCCCCGGTCGGTCGTGATCCGGCTCAGCTGGTACATCAGTGACCGAGGGTGGCCCGTGTCCACGTCCCGCTCTGCGCCCTCCCAGTCCTTGCGGATCAGCTCGCTGTTCACTACGAGCCGGTGCTGCTGCACCAGTGGCGCCAGCACGTCGATGATGCGCCGCTCCTTCTGCCCAGCTGATCTGGGCGCCTCCTCGATTGAGCAGGGGTAGATGCGCTGCATCACCGGCTGCAGGATCTTGCTGAACATCCCATCGCCGAAGTTGGGCTCAGGGATCACAGCGTTCACCTCCCACCGCTTGGCGATCTTCGCCAGCATCACCAGCACATCGTCCTCATACCCTCGGGTGGTGCCACCGGATTCGAGCAGGAACAGGTTGCCGTTCAGCTCTGCCACCACCGCCCAGGCCAGTTCGTCACTGCCGCGGCCGGATGGGTCGATCGCCAGCACGCTGCGCCACTTCTCTGCCTTCGCCAGCCACCCCTGAACGGTCATCGGCCGGTGGTAGTAGCGGTCAGCGCCAAGGCCCACGCAGGGCAGCTCGTTGATCCGCTGCTCCGACCCTGATGCCCAGCTCACCACCTCCGGCAGCGCCTTCCCGTCCAGCGCCATCACGATCAGATCCCCCAGGCGGATGGGGAACTTGTCGAGGGTGCTCAGCCGGCAGTTGAGCATGTACTGCAGCTGCCAGCTGGCCTTGGTGCTGCCCGTCTCCCGCTTGACCAGCTCCGTGTCATCGAACCGTTCGGGGTCCGTCGGCTCACCCACCAGCTGCGGATGGGTGGTCACCTCCTCCACCATCAGCGGGTCGAGGCAGCCGTCGTAGACATCCAGCTCATCCGGCTTGGGGTAGCGGGCCGGCCACATCCGCATCTTGTACCCGCGCTCGCGCACCAGCCGCCAGTACATCGAGGTTTCGAGGTGCGGCGTGCCGCGGAAGCTGATCTGCCGCGGCAGCGGCTGCCCCGCATCCGGCAGCAGGATCGACTCGAACTCCGTGGTGGCCTGCCACAACCGCTCCTGCTTCAGCGGTGTGATCGAGTTGGTGAGCGTCTCGATGTCATCCGGGATGATCATCGTGGCCCGCTTGCCGGTCAACGAGGGGCTGAGGATCCCGCACGCCCGCACCGATGGCGCACCGTCACCGCCGATGATTGCTGGGCCCACATCAAACGCCAGCACGGACTGCCGCTGGTTATCCCTTGGCGCCAAGCACTGCAGCAGGTCGATCTCCCGGATGCACCGCTGCATGAAGGTGGTGATCTCCTCGGCCTTGGTCTCGGTCGCACCGGGGATCAGGATCTTCTCCCCCTCCGGGTCGATGCGCAGCCGATGCAGCGCCCTGGCGCCGCTGATCGTGCTCTTGGCAATCCCGCGGAACCCAACCGTCACCGTCCGGTCGGGGCCCACCTCATCCCATTCGCAGATCCGCAGCTGCTGCTTGGTCGGCTCCTCGGCCAGCCCCAGCTCCCGCAGGATGTAGCAGAAGAAGTACGCGAACCGGCCGATGCCCAGTTCGGGCGGGATGGGGTAGACGCTCATGCAGAGAGCCCCCCTGCCGGAGCAGAAAGGCCCTCACACCACCACCGAATCACATGAATCAGAGCTTTCGCTGCTGCTCTCGATTCAGTGGAACCCCGGGAACCACCCCAGCAGGTCATCACAATGTAGCTCAACCGACCGTGTAGCCCACTTCCACCCAAGTGCCCTCGTAGGCCAGCACCTTCTCGATCAGCTGGTTCTTGGTGAAATTGTCCGGGTCCACCGTCTCCCCCCAGTCCGCCAGCAGCAGCGCCGCCAGCGCCGACTTGGTGAGTGCGTTCAAGCCCGTCACCCGTGCTTGGACCGCCGTGACCTGCGGGGCGATGAACGCTGGGGCTGCAGCACCGAGCTCAACAATCCGCCGCCAGATGCGCCACAGCGGCACCACCGACCCGTTGAACTTGCTCATCGCACACCGCACCGCGCTGTCCAGGTAGACGTTGGCCGACTGGTTGGCAGACATCGCTGCAGCGGTGGAGAGCAGTCACACCCTACCCAGCCTCGTCCAACTCATCCAGCTTGGGGATCTTCGTCAGCTCGTCCCATTGCTTGTAGAGGTGGCCGCGGCGTTGCGTTGACCCAACCCAGCTCAAGCGGGGGTTGAGCAGGAAGAACGAGTGCCGCGATCTGGGGTCGATGCCGCGGGCGATCAAACCCTCGGCCTGCAGCCGTCGGATCGAGGAGGCGCACTGCGTCATCTTGAGCCCCAGGTCGCTGGCAATGGCCGCGGCCGTCACGCTGGCCCGCCCGCTGCGCCAGTTGACGCTGGCCACCACCATCCACAACACCGTTCCGTCGCGGGGCTGCAGCCGCTTCTCCCGGGTGGCAGCACCCACCAGCTCGCTGATGGCCTCGAATCCAACCATGCAGAAGTCCTCTTGACCGTCCTCTCTAGGCTTCATGTGCTCGCGGTTTCACAGGTCCCGCAGGCGCCCCAAACCTAGTAGGCAAGGCCTCCTAGGAAGTTGCTCTCGCTGGATCCGACCCAGTGAGGGCAAGGGGTTTGCTACCTGCAGATTTCACATGACTGCAATGTAGCCCCACCAGGGCCCTCTGCACCACTGCAAACTTTGCGTGATCTCTGATCTCTCTACTGGAGGGAGAAAAACCAGTAGGGACAACAAGACGACCCACCCACAGCCGCAACAGCCCCAACCCGCCTACAGCCGGGCTCCACACCCACCAGCCCCGCCACACCACACACCCCGCCGCCCAGCTTCCGCCGGGTTGGCCCGCAGGGCGCACCAGCTGCATCCACGCAGAACTCTCACCCGCCCCTCGCCCCCGCTGCTGACCTGCCCCGTCGCTGAAGGTCGATTTTGGGTCGCGTGATCTGGTGGGGTCCCCTGCGCGTGGAGCAGCCGGTTCCCCCCTGCCGGGGGCCTGCGGCCGCCCTGGGCCGGCCGGTGCGGGCCTGGGCCTGCCCTGCTGGCGCCGGTGCGGGCCTGGGCCTGCCCTGCTGGCGCCGGTGCTGGCCAGCAAGCACCCACCCTTGCCCGATCGCCTGCGGCGCCTGGCCCTTCAACGGATAGGGGATCCGCTGAGTTGAGCTGGTGGGGCTGCGGCCCTGCCTTTTTTTTGAGAATGGTTCCCATTCCTATTCTCAGGTAACGAATTGTTACAAGTACACGATCGCCAGCATCCAACCAATCCGCACCCATGCGGTTTGCCTACATACTGGCAAGGTCTGCAGCAACGCAGACCACCACCACCGAACCTGGACAACTGATGACCTACACACGCGAGCCGGCCTGGCGCGCTGTGGCTGGGGCAGGGCATCCGAAACGGCGCACAGCGCCGCGTCGGCTGCAACGCCGCACCACTGGCGCCGGCCGGCCTACTAGGAGCTCGCCCGCCTTCAGCCTGGCCTGCGCGGCCCTGGGAGCGGCCGGGATGATCGCCGCGGCCTTGGTGCCGCCGGTGCCCGCCCTGCCGCCCACTGCAGCCATGCAGGACACCGCTAAGGGGGCGCACCGATGACAGCAGCCAACACCGGGACCGTTTGGGACCGGGTGCCACTGGTGACGGCCGCGGAAGCACGCGACCACGACCGACGCCAAAAGCTCAGCGGCCGGAAGCCTTACGGCAAAGCCAGCCACTGACGACAGCCCGGAGCCGCTACGGCGGTTCCCTGCTGCCCTCAGCAGCACACCACCACCACCACCACCACCACCAATGACCAAGACCGCAGCGCGCAAGCGCAGGACCTACGACGGGCCCACCCCTGAGGAAAAGCTGGCCGCCGATCTGATCGCCCTCATGGAGCAGGGCCTTAACCCGTGGCAGCGTCCATGGGTGGGTGATTGCGCCCACCGAAACCTGCTCACCGGCCACCAGTACCGCGGGGGCAATCCCCTGCTGCTGGAGGTGGGCAACCTCAGCCGGGGTAACACCCTGCCGTTGTGGATGGGAGCGGGCCAGGCCAAGGCCAACGGCTGGCACCCGGCCAAGGGCAGCAAGGCCGCCCGCATCGCCCAGCCACGGCCCGTCACCATCGAGGACGACAACGCCCAGCCCGGCGAAATCAGCAGCAAGGCCCGGAGCTTCACCGTCTACAAGCTGGTCCCCGTGTTCAATGCCGCCGACCTGGTGGGCGTTGACGAGGACGCCGGCCGGGCCCTGGCCCGCCGCATCGACGAGGCCACCGGCAACATCGAGAACCGGCCCGAGCTCGAGCGCCTGGCCCATGCCGAGGACGTGCTGGCCGCCTGGGAGGTCAAGGCCCAGACCGGCGGCGCCCTCGCTTGCTACAGCGTGAGCTTGGATCGGATCTCCCTGCCAGAGCCGCGAGCCTTTGACACCCGCGAGAACTTCGCCGCGGTGTGGGCCCATGAAGCGATCCACAGCACCGGCCACAAAAGCCGCCTTGCCCGCAACTTGTCCGGCCAGTTCGGCAGCCCGAGCTACGCACGCGAGGAGCTGGTGGCCGAGATGGGCAGCGCCATCCTCTGCCGCCGGCTGCAGATCGGCTCTGAACTGCAGCACCACGCCGGCTATCTGAACAGCTGGATTCAGGTGCTGAAGGAGGACCCGCGGGCCCTGCTCAAGGCCCTGGGGGCAGCCAAGAAGGCGGCCGACCTGATCGCGCCCGAGGCACCAGCCGAGGAGGCCTGAGCCATGCGACGCATCAAGGTCGGCGACACGTTCAAGGCTGAGGGCCGGACCTTTACCCGGCTCCCTGACGATCCCTGTCCGCGGTTTGAGTGCGAACGGATCCGGCTGCACTGTCACGCGATCGCATCGCAGAAGATCCCGGCTCAACTGTTTGGGACTGAGCCCGAATGGTTCAGGCAGCGCGGTTTCACCGTCGAGGAGGCCTGATCACCCGACACCAGCCCGGAGCGGATCCGTCCGCTCCCTGCTGGTCTCACGCCAGCACACCACCACCATCACCACCAACGAGAACACCATGGCCCGCAAAGTCACAGCCGGGGATGAAACGATCGCCGGTTACTGGATGACACACGGCTACACCGAAGCCGAAGCACTGCAGATCGAGCGGGAGCAAATCCGCGAAGCAATGGCGCGCGAAGCGCTCTACGACTCGATGGAAAACGACCCCTTCTGATCACCACCATGAACAACACACCACCAGCGACCGCGGAACTGGCCCTGCTGGGCTGCTGGGCTGTGGCCCTGGCCCTGCGCACCCTGCTGGCCCACGGGCTGGCCCTGGCCCTGCTGCTGGCGGGCTGGCGGCCGGCCCGGCCCGCCGTGACCATCACACCAGCACCAACACGAACACCAGCACCAGCACCCGAGCCGGCGCCCGCGCCCACACCCAAGAGATCACCGCGCACCCGCAAGCGCACCACCACCAAACCCGCCCGCGTTCTGGAGGCAATCGCATGAGCATCACACCGATCGAGGCCGCCCTGCTGGCCCAGCTGCTGCGCCCCAGGGTGCAACTGCTCACCGATCTGCTGGCCGCCCAGGTTCAGGCCCTGCCGCCTGGGGACGACAGCTGGGCCGACACCGAGATCCAGCTGGAGGTGGCCGCGGCCGCCCTGCAGAAAGTGGAGGCGATCCGATGAGACGCCTGGCCCGCTTGCTGCGGCCGCTGGGGGTGCCGGCGCTGATCGCCCTGGTGCTGACCCTCTGGCCACTGTTCCAGTTCTTCTGGCTGGTGGCCCTGGCCGTCGGCTGCGTGTGGCTGGTCATCAGGAGGCCGAAGCTGTGAGCGCCACCCCTGCAGATGTGGCCGCCATGATCCGCGGGATCCGGGCGGCCCAGCCGTACCTGAGCGCTGCTGCGGTTGAGGCGCTCTTGCGCATCGCATCCGGCGCAGACAGCGCGCCCGAACTGCAACGCCAGATGGGGATGAGCATCAGCCAGGCCGAGCGGCTGGTGCTCATCCTCTGCGGCCGCGGCACCACCGGGATCAACGCCCGACGCAGCAACCTGAGGCTGATCGGGCGGACCAGACACCCCCATAAATCAGGGTTCCGACTGGCTCTAACCCAGAACGGCCGTGATTTGATAGATAGTACGTTTGCACCATCAGCCCTATGCGGATAGCCCTGATCGCGTCGATCGCCCTGCCGTTCCCTACCGGCTGGCGGGAGCTGAACCTGTGGGTCGAGGAGCACGGCGGCCGGCGCCGCCTTGCTCTGCATCGGTGCCAGACTCCTAGTAACCGTTGCCACATGGGCCCATGGATTTGGCTTCGCTTTCCCAAGCCCTGGCTGTGTTTGCAGCGCAGGACCCTACTAGGTTCCCGCTCCATCAAGCGCGACTGTTCTTAGAGGTCGCCGCGACCGAGCACTGCACCTTCGAGCACCTGGAGGAGGCCCTAAACCTCACCAACTCCAGCGTCTCCCGCAGCGTGTCGGCCCTGTCCGATCGCAACCGCCACGGCGACCGCGGCTACCGGCTGCTCACCGTGGAGCGCGACCCGGACGAGGGCCGGCGCTTCCTGGTTCGGCTCTCCAGCAAGGGCCGCACCCTGCTGCAGCAACTGCAGCGCATCTGAACACCACCACCACCACCACCGAGAACCACCATGGCCGGATCAGTCCGGCGGACAGCCGATGGCTGGATCGCCGATGTCACCGTGGGCGGCACCCGCCGCACCGCCAAGCGCAAGACCAAAGCCGAGGCCCTCGAAGCCAAGCGCCAGATGCTGGAGCTGCTGGTGGCCCGCCAGGTCGGCGAGCCCGACGGCATCACCATCAAGGACGCCCGCGACCTCTCCCTGCGCATCCGCTGGGCCGGCAAGGCCTTCGAGCGCACCGCCTCGATCTATTCCCAGGCCGCCGTGGATCACTTTGGCCCGCTCACCCAGCTGGGCAGCATCACCGCCCCGATGGTGAACGAGTGGCGCCAGCTGCTGCTCCAGCGCGGCAACCGCCCCGGCACCGTCAACGCCAAGACCAGCTGCCTGCGGGCCATGTTCAGCGATGCCGTGCTCCACGGCCACCTGGGCGCCATCCCGGCCATGCCCCGGCAGCTGACCAACCGCAACACCAAGGACCGCACCTTCACCGAGCAGGAGATCACCGGCTTTTGCGATGCGTTCCGGGCCATGGGCCAGCCCGCCGCGGCCGATCTGTTCGTGTTCCTGCTGGAGAGCTGCGCCCGCTGGGGGGAGATCGAGAAGCTCAAGCGCCAGGACGTGGACATCGAGCGGGCCCGCGTCACCTTCTGGGAGACCAAGGCCAACCGGGCCCGCTCGATCCCGCTCACCCGCCGGGCCATGGATGCCCTGCTGCCCCATCTGCCGGCCGTCCCGGGCCATCGGGTCTGGCCCTACCGCTACAGCGAGTTTCGCTGGCTGTTCAGCAAGGCCAAGGAGCAGCTGGGCATCAACGACGAGGCGCTGACCATCCACTGCACCCGCCACACCTGCGCCAGCAAGCTGGCCAGCCGTGGGATCCCGCTGCATCAGCTGATGACCTTCGGCGGGTGGACCTCGCTCCAGAGCGTGCAGCGCTATCTCCACCTTCACACCGAGGCCCTGGCCAGCTGCGTGGCAGCGCTGGAGGCCTGAACTCAATCGGATGTATCCACCAGCCGTAGAGTGGCTGCCGAAATGGATGCGGATCGGTGCCGAAATCGGCATCCTCCGCATCCACCCAAAAACCCCAAAACCCAGGCCACAACTGCCCGGGGGTCTAGCTATCTGGTGAAAGCAGCGGACTCATAAACCGTTTTGCAGTTCTGCATCCCTGCAGATGTCCCGCCGAAACTGCAGTACGGGGCCCACTGATCAACTCTGCGGGGGTGGGGTGTAATAAGTGCATCCCGCTACCGATGCCGCACCTTGTCTGCATCCGGCAGTTCATCCACCGCCCCCGAGCAGCGGCAGCGGCATCTGGAACAGCGGGCCGAGGAGGCCGCTGCCAACCGCGCCGCGATCGACCGGGCCAGGCTCCGGCGGCAGGAGCGCGAGAGCGTCACCGAGTACGGCAGCGTCCTGCTCCGCGCCCACGGCGAGCGTGTGGCCCTGGCGCTGGAGCACACCATCGGCCTGGCCATCACCCGCCAGGTGGTGGCCGGCCCGTATCACGCCGGCATGTGGCTGCTGTTCCACATGGGCGAGAAGGGGCCCCGCTCGATCGCTGCCGTGGCGCTCACCGTGGTGCTGGACCGGATCAGCCGGCCCGGGTCGCATCGCTCGATGGCCAACGCCATCGGCAAGGCGATCGAGACCGAGATCAGAACGCTGCCGGTTGAGGACAGGGGCCAGGACCTGCTGCGCATCGGCCGCCGCCGGCACGGCAAGGCCCTGGCATCAACCGAGAACCTCAAGGCGCTGGGGATCACGGCCGCCCCCTGGACCCGCGAGGAGCGCTTCCAGGTGGGTGCTTTCCTGCTCGAGCTGATCATCACCGAGACCCAGCTGCTGCGCACCTTCAAGTCGGTGAGCTGCCGCGGCCTGCAGCTGGCGCCCGCTGCAGCGGTGGCCGATGTCATCGCCGCCAATCCGCCGCGGCCCAGGCCAGCCCGCAAGCTGCCGATGCTCACCCAGCCCAGGCCATGGGCGGGGATGACCGGCGGCGGCCACCTGGGCAACACTCAGCGGCTGGTGCGCTCACGGCAGGGCCACCCCCTCGACTACCTCACCGCCGAGGCGCTGGCCCCTGCCCTGCGGGTGGTGAACACCCTGCAGGCGCAGCAGCTGGAGATCGACCCCTGGATGGTGGAGCACCAGCGGATCGCCTGGGATGCCTCGATCCGGGGCCTGTTCCCGGTGAGCAGCCGGCCGCCTGAGCTGCCGCCCATGCCCCATGAGCTGGTGGGTCGTGAGGCGATGGCCCAGCGCCACCGGGAGCTGGACGCCTGCCACAACGACCGCCGGATCAACGCCCGCATCCGCAACACCATCGAGACATCAATCCGCCAGGCCGAGCAGCTGGCCGGCCAGTCGATCTGGTTCAGCTACTGCATGGACATGCGGGGCAGGGTCTACACCGCCAACCGGGCCACCACCCACCAGGGGCCGGACTGGGAGAAGGCCCAGGTGCTGGTGGCCAATGCCCGGCCCTGCGACGACCGCGCCGCCGACTGGATCTTCAAGGCAGCCGCGATCCACTGGGGGATCAAGGGCAGCTGGGTGGACCGGCTGCAGTGGGGCCGGGATCAACTGGAGAGGATGCTGGCCGCGGCCGAGGATCCGGTAGAGCGGGCCCACCTGTGGCGCGATGCCAAGGAGCCCTGGCAGTTCCTGCAGTGTTGCCGGGCCATGCAGCTATGGCTGGAGGATCCGTCCCGGCCGATCCGGCAGCTGGTGCGGCTGGACCAGACCACCAGCGGGCCGGGGATCATGGCCGCCCTGGTGCGCGACCAGGCCATTGCCCGGGCGTGCAACCTGATCGGCACCACCCGCCACGATCTCTACGAGGAGGTGGCCGCCGAGGTGACGCTGCTGCTGCGCAGCGACCTGGAGGCCGGCAGCTACCGGGAGCAGCGCCTGGCGCGGGAGTGGCTGGAGCGTGGCATCAGCAGGGCCATGGCCAAGCTGCCCGTCATGTCCACCGTCTACGGCGCCCAGCTGCTGGGGCTGACCGAGCAGCTGGTGGCCCAGTTGGACGAGGCCGAGGGGATGGTGGGGCTGGACAAGCTGGAGGAGCAGCGGCTGATTCCCTGCCGCTACCTGGCGCGGAAGTTCGGCCTGGCCGTGGGCGCCCGGCTGGGTGGCGCGGTGGCCCTGCAGAAGTGGCTGAAGGATGCGTGCCGCCAGTGCATGAAGGCGAACGCCCCGCTGCGGTGGACGTCACCCATGGGGCTGCCCATCCAGCTGGGCAAGGAGCTGAGCGGCACCAGCAAGGTGAGGACGCTGCTGCATGGCAGCCGGCGGTGGCAGACCGTGCTCGATGACCCCGTGCCGGGTGAGCTCAGCGGCCGGGAGACCACAAGGGGGATCACGGCCAACCTGATCCACAGCTTCGATGCGGCGCTGGTGTGGGCAATGGTCAACGAGGGTGCAGCACAAGGTGTCACGATGCTGCCAAACCATGACTGTTTTGCCGTTGCGCCCTGCGATGCGGAGTGGCTGAGCACGACGCTCAGCTACCGGATCTCCGAGCTGTACCGGCCGGACTGGCTGGCTGAGATCACAGCCGAGATCAAAGGCGCTGCAAAGGGTTTAAGGATTCCGAGGCCGCCGATTGTGGGCACCCTGGATGAAGGGCGGATCGGCCAAAACCCCTACCTGTTCTCCTAGGTGCTTGACGGTGAAGCCCCTAGGAGGCAGAGTGCTGCTGCAACTCTGCATGGATGCAGCACAACATGGCGCGAGAGACCATGGTCACCCCACTGGGCGACCTGATGTGGGCGAAGATCCTGACCCCCGGTATCCAGAACGCCGGGAAGGCATCGGAGAAGGAGGCCTACAGCATCGAGCTGCTGATGCCCAAGGGGGACGCCGAGGCCCAGGCCTTCGTGAAGAAGCTGAAGCAGCTGTTCGTCGCCGAGCACGGCGCTGCGGCCCGACCCGGCCAGAACGGCATGCCGGTCAAGACATACCTCGATGAGAAGGGCGACGAGACCGATCTGTGGAAGTTCAGTTTCAGCCGCAACGTGGCTACCAAGCGAGGCACGCCCTTGCCGCCGCCCATCGTCCAGGACGCCAAGGGTCAGCCATGGCCCGTGGACATGCTGATCGGGAACGGCAGCACCGGGAAGGTGGCTTTCACCTACTACTCCTGGGACAGCCCCGAAGGCGGCAAGGGCATCAGCCTGCAGCTTGAAGCGGTGCGGGTGATCACTTATCAGCCGTACACCCCGCCCAACCATGCCGCGGCGTTGGGTGATGCTGAGGAAGGCTTCGCGCTGCCCGAGCAGGAGAGCGGCGACCCGGACCCTTTCGGTCTTGGGGGTGATCCGAGCGAAGAGGAAGTGCCCTTCTGATGACGGTGCGCTCTGCCGACTTCGAGCTGCCGCTGCCGCTCCAGCCCAAGGCCAGGCCGCGATTCAGCGGCCATGCCTACACCGACACCAAGTACGCCAGCTGGATGAAGCAGTGCCGGGCAATTCTCGGCGAGTGGTGGACGATCCCGCCGCTGCAGAAAGGGCAGCTGCTGTGCGTGCAGTTCACGTTCCGCGGGCCAGGCACCAGCGATCTGGACAACCTGGCTGGCGCCGTGATGGATGCCGGCAAGGGGATCCTCTGGGTCGATGACCGGGTGACGGTGCTCAAGCGAATCGTTGCCGAGTGGGAGCAATCCCCCATGAACAAACAATCAATCCTTCTCAAGGTGATCTGGGATGAGCAATCACAGCTACCCGCCCGTCGCTGACCAGAACTGCATCAACTGCAGGTACAGCCGGCCGATGAACAGGTGGGATCAGAACAGAGCCAAGTGCTGCCGGATGGCACCACGGCCTGGCATCAATGGCGGGGAGTATGCGGTGTGGCCGCTGGTGCTCCGCGATGACTGGTGCGGGGAGTGGGCGCCCAAGGAGGCAGGCCAATGAAGTGCCCCCACTGCGGCCACGACAAGAGCCGGGTAATCGAAACCCGGGCCCGGCCCGAGGCCGACCTGCGCATCAGGATCTGCCAGGGCTGCGGCGAGCAGTTCCGCACCCTCGAGCGGGTGGCGCTCTACGCCGGCCGATCCAGCGGCTACGTGGAAGTGGCCCAGCCGCCTGCGCTGGAGGTGGTGCCAACCCCGCCGGTGGAGCTCCCCAAGGTGAAGGTGGCCAAGGCTGCCCGGTTTGAGGCCCAGCTGGGCGGCGACCTGCTGGGCCAGGTCTGCTTGGAAGCGCAGCCGCTGCTGGTGCAGTGGTGGAACGAGTCCCGCTGGAGCAAACACAAGGCCAAGGCCGTCTGGACTGAGGCCGCTTGGCTGAGCAGCGTCAACCGTGTGGCGCGCCTGCCCAGGGAGCTGCAGCTGCAGCTGGCTAAGGCCGGAATGGAGCACGGCTGGCAGGCGCTCAAGCCTGAGTTTCTCGACCGCTCCGACCTGGCCGCTGCGGCCGGCACCCGCCCGACGCCCACCGACCCAGCGATGCGGGAGGCGCTGGCGTCATGGTGACCCGCGAGACCTTCCTGGCCGTGGCCGAAATGGTTGCGGGCCACCTCCGGCTCAAGGAGGCCGACCGCTGGAGCGCCCATGTCTGCAAGCTCAAGTTCCACAGCTTCACCTCCGAGTTCCCCGAGGTGAACGACCCGCTGCTGATGTGGGCCGCAGAGCAGTGGGTGCAGGCGCTGCCCGCCGGCTTTACCCGCTACCCCACCTGGCGGGAGTTGATGGCCCCGCTGTACCGGCGGGAGGCGGGGCTGGCCAACCGCAGCTGGGGCCCTGCCGAGGGCCTGCCGGGTTTCGTGCAGTTCAAGCCTGCCCAGCTGGCGCTGCTGCCGACCGAAGCGCGCTCGATGCTGCCACCGCCGGACATCCAGAACCCAGATGCCTACCAGGTGGTGGGCGGCGGCCAGCCCCCGCTGCGGCCCGCTGCGGCCGAGGCCCAGGGCCTGACCGATGAGCAGTGGCAGGGCTATCTGCGGCAGCTCAAGGAACAGCAGGAGGCGCCATGCACCTGATCAGTCCGCAGTCGCTGCAGCAAATCCTGGAGAAGGGCCTTCTGGGTGGCCTCTGGTCGATCTCGCAGTTCAACAAGACCAGCCAACCCGGCGAGCCGGTGCTGCCCACGCCGGGCTTCCTCACCGAACACCCGGAGTTCTTCGACAAGAGCTTCCGCGACCTGAGCCGATACGACCAGGGCGCTGGCCAGCGGGACTGGTTCCGATGGCCTGGACCGCCGACTACGAACCCGGCCAGCCCGTCCGGGTCCGCTACCAGGGCGGCTGGCGCAAGGCCCAGGTAGTGACCGTCCGCAGCCGCAGCCTCATGGCCCTGCTGCTGCGCGGCACCGGCCAGCAGACCACCAACATCCACGACCCCCGCAACATCGAACCATGCCCGAGCAAGAAACCCCGCTCGATGTCCCCCGAGCCGCCGTCCTTCGACTTCACCTCGACGGGGTGAATCGCCTGCGGGAAGCGCAGCGCAGGGAGCACCACTCCGAGCGCTACTGGGATGGCTATGTCCGCGCCCTTGAGCGAGTCCTTGATATGGAGCACGAATGATGGCCTGGCAACCACGACCGCTGTACGACTCCGACGAGCACCAGCCCGCCCTGGGCCCCGGCCTTAGCCGGCCACTGCCGACTGAGACGACCCGCCCTTATCGCCTGCAGGTGAAGATCCCCTCGATGCGACCCATGACGATCACCATCCCGGCGCCCAGCCGGGGCAGGGCCATTCGCTACTGCCAGAACCGCTGGCCTGGCTGCACTGCGGAGACCATCGAATGACTGACCTGACCCGCTACACCGAGGGCGTTTGCGCAGACGGTGCCGCCATCCTGCGCGATGGCGTAATGATGCGAATTGAAGAGATCGTCTCCGAGCTGAACAGACTGACCGCCCTCGCCCACCCCGAGCCGCCTGCCGAGGGGGAGGCCCAGCCATGAAAGAACGACCGATCCTGTTCAGCGGCCCGATGGTGCGGGCCATCCTCGACGGCAGCAAGACTCAGACGCGGAGAGTGGCAAAACACCCGCTTCCGCAGGCAGCGGTGCGGATCAACAGTTACCGGCGCCAGGCCGAGTTCGATTGCATCCTGAGCGACAGCACCGGAGGCATCATCCAATGCCCCCACGGCACCCCTGGCGATCGGCTGTGGGTGCGGGAAACGTGGGCGCACGAAAGGGATGGCACAGGCTGCCCTGATGACACCGGCTTTCTTTATCGCGCCACTGATCCTGGTTGGGATGACGAAGAAACCGGCCTCCGCTGGCGCCCGTCGATCTTCATGCCCCGCATAGCATCGCGCATCCTGCTGGAGATCACCGACGTTCGCGTTGAGCGGCTGCATGAGATCAGCGCAGACGACTGCCGAGCCGAAGGGCACCCGACCGATTGGAGCCGCTCACCTGACATCAAAGTTCACAATGACGCGGCTCGCGACTGGTACATGGATCTTTGGGAATCGATCAACGGGCACGGCTCATGGGACGCCAATCCATGGGTCTGGGCCATCACGTTTCGGAGGCTGCAGCCATGACCCTCGCCATCCTCGCCGGCCTCATCCAGATCATCTGCGTTGAGGCCGTGATCGGCGCCGCCGTGATCGCCACGTCGCTCTGGTGTGCCACCTGCCAGCGGCTCAGTGATGGGGAGGGGGAGTGATGGATCCTCGACTCAGCTGGTTTGCCATGGGGGCAGTCTTCGGGCTGGTGCTTTGTGGCTGGCCTTGGCACCCACGGTTCAGCCGTTACAGCTGCCGCCGCATCACTACCTGCGGAGGCGGCGAAATCACGCGGGCTGAATGGGAGGCCATGCGCACGCCGCCTCAGTTTCCGCCCGGTCGAATCATCGGCCCTGATGGCACGACCATCGGCTACCGCTCGATCAACTACCCCGACCCATCGCCAGATCGCCGCCCGACCAATCCGTTCAACGGGGAGCGCACACCCAACCCACCCCCACGCGAGCCATGACCTTCCCACCCCTATCTGAGCAGCGCTGCTCCAACTGCCGCTATGGCTGGGTCGCCAGGCAAGGCACCCTCTCCTGCCGCCGCAACCCGCCACAGATCGGCCCACGCGGTGAGCAGTGGCCCACCGTCGAGCCTGATGACTGGTGTGGGGAGTGGGTTTCCGAGCAGGTGCACCCATGACCTTCTACACCCCACCCGCGATCCCCGCCGCACTGCGCGGCTACCAACCCGCCGCCGGCACTGGCGGTTTTCTGCTGCAGGCACCGGCTGGTGAGCTGGTGCTGGTCAATCCGCCGTTTTCTGTGAGGAACCATGCCTGACAACACCCTCCTAGGTCGCTGCACCGTGGCCTATGCGGAAGCGTGGAACGAGCGCATCAAGACGCTGGGCCCTGCCGGTCGCACCGAATGGCCCGACGATGCCCAGCGCACCGGCGTCCGCGCCGTTATCGAACACCTGGCCGCCGAGCTGCTGGTGATGCAACAGCGGAACGAGGGCCGGCTATCGGCGCACGATGCAGCGCGGATGCTGCGGGAGGGGGTGAAGGTATGAGCCTCGCCGCACCATTCCCATACTTCGGCGGCAAGCGCCGCGCCGCGCCGCGCATCTGGCAGGCCTTGGGCGACCCGTCGGGATATGTCGAGCCGTTCGCCGGATCAGCTGCTGTGCTACTGGCGCGGCCATCCTTCAAGGGGCGCCGCGTCGAGACGCTCAATGATGCCGATGGCTGGCTAGTCAACACCTGGCGGGCCATCCAGCTGAGCCCTGATGCTGTCGCCGCTGCAGCATGGGGCCCAGTGGCAGAGATCGACTATCACGCCCGCTTGGCGTGGCTGCAGGAGCGCCGCACGCCTGATCTGGTGGCATGGCTGGAAGGCGACCCCGAAGCGCACGATGCGAAGGCCGCCGGCTGGTGGCTCTATGTGCTGGCCTGCGGGATCGGCGACCCATTCGGCCCTGGCCCGTGGCGGGTGGTGGATGGGCATCTGCGAAAAGCGGGCAACGCAGGCCGCGGCGTGAACCGTAAGCTGCCCCACCTGGGTGACGCAGGGCAAGGCCAGCTGCGGGCCTACATGCAGGCACTGGCGGAGCGACTGCATCGGGTGCGGATCACCTGCGGATCATGGGAGCGGGTGGTGAAGCCATCCGTCACCCGATCGGGCACAGGTGGGGACGGCAGCCGCGCCGTCTTCCTTGACCCGCCCTACGCCACCAGCGGCGATCTATACGCCCACGCCGGCGGTGATGTTGCTGTTGCCGTGCGCGAGTGGTGCATCGCCGCGCCGCGAGAGCTGCGGGTCATCCTCTGCGGCTATGACGATGAGCACGATGCCCTGCTGGCCCACGGCTGGGCCGTTACCGAGGGCAAGGCAGGCGGAGGCGCCGGCTACAGCGTCAACCCCACCAATGGCCGCCGCGAGCGGCTGTGGCTGTCGCCGGCCTGCATCGGCACGGAGCAGCCGTCACTCCTACCTCTCACCCCACCATGACCCCCACCCGCCGCCGTCGATTATCACGTTTTTCTGTGAGTTCTTTATTCCTGGAGATGAATCATGACTGACCCGATCCACGCCGCACTGAAGCGGCTGATTGCCCGACTGCCTGCATCCGACCCGAACGGACCTGTGCCTGCGTGGAGCGATTCGTTCTATGCCGCCTGCGCTGCATTGTCGGCGGATGGACCGGCTGTGCCCGAGGGCAGGGAACCGGCCGCCGTCGCTGGGGAGCCTGGCGATGCGGAACTACTGGGGCTGGATCAGCTGGCGGCAGCGTGGAACGCCCAAGCCGACGCGGCCAACGGCTGGGACGAGTTGGGCCTCGATGAAATCATTGTCTGGGCACAGCGCCAGGCCCTCGCCCGCTGGGGCCGCCAGCCCACCCCGCCCGCCGAGGGGGAGGTGACGGAGTTGGTGGCGTGGTTGCAGACAAGCGCCAGGGAATGGAGGGATCTTGGCCAATACTCCGAAGGTGCCAAATGCCACCGCGCCGCCGAGTTATTCCAGCAGCAGCACCCCACGCCCGTGCCGGTGGTGGTGCCGGTGCCGGTGACTGAGCGGCCTTGGGAGCGGGGCGGGTGGCTTGACCTAGACGGCGAGTGCTGGTGGTGTCCGCCAGATGGCCCGCCGTGTTGGCTAATGATCCCGCCATCCATGGCGTACGCCGGCTGGTTGCTCCCCTCCCACGCCCTGCCGGTGCCTGCGGGGGGAGGTGCAGTCATGATCACCCCCAACCGCCCGCCGCTGTCGCCCGCTGCGCAGGCGGTGTCCGACGCAATGTATGAAGTCAACATGGACTTCATGGATGAAAACCACAGGATCGCTGCCGCCGCCCTTCGCGCTGCTGCGGGGCGGGCCGGCGGAGTGCCCGCCCATGTGGTAGGCGATAGCTACTGGCCATTCCGCGATGGTGTGGAGTCCGAGCGTCAACGGAATCTCGCCATCGCCAACGAACTGGAGGCCCGGCCATGACCACGCCCAACTGCCCACCGCTGTGGGAGGGAGTGAAAGCCCTGATTGATGCGGAGGTCTACCTGTTCCGGGCTGCTGCAGCCTGCAAAGTGGAGACGGAATGGGCGCCCGATGACTGGACCTACACCTGTCGCCACGGCGATGCCCAGGCACTGTTCCAGGACGCCATCGGCGAGATCCGCGACACCCTCCCCGATCATCAGCCAGTGCTGGTGTTCGGCAGCCGCACCAGCTTTCGCTATGGCGTGTGGCCCCAGTACAAGGCCAACCGCAAGAAGTACCGCAAGCCCGCCGGCTACCGGCAGCTGGTGGACTGGGTGACCAAGGCCGGCCCGGCCCGGGGGTGGCAGACCGCCGAGCTGCCCGACCTCGAAGGCGACGACGTGCTGGGCGTGCTCCATGAGTGGGGCGACGTGATCTGCTCGATCGACAAGGACATGCTCACCCTGCCTGGCCTGCACCTGCGCAACGGTGAGCTGCAGGAGGTGAACCTGCTCGATGCCGACCTGGCGTTCTACGCCCAGACCCTCACCGGCGACGCCAGCGACAACTACCCCGGCTGCCCGGGCTATGGCCCGGTGACGGCTCAGAAGGCGCTGGCCGGCTGCACCAGTGAGCTGCAGATGTGGCAGGCCGTGCTCAAGGCCTTTGAGAAAAAAGGCTTCGGTGAGCACTACGCCATCACCCAGGCACGCTGCGCACGCATCCTTCGCGCTGGTGAATACGACCTCGAAAACCAGACTGTCCGCCTATGGAGCCCCCCGGTAGCCTTGTGATGTCTGCATGGATGCAGTGTTTCCCATCGTCAGCGATGAACTGATCAAGCGGCTCGACGCCACCTTTGGCCAAAAGCCGGATCGCTCGATGTCCCATCGGGACATTGATCACTGGATCGGTGAGCAGGCGGTGGTGGATTGCATCAAGCGCTGGCACGCCGAACAACAGGAGGGCCTCAGCTGATGTGCTTCGGAGGTTCCGCCCCACGGGCGACGATCACCATGCCGGACATGGGCGCCTTTGATCGGATGGCCGATCAGCAGATGGCCGCGCTGCGCCAGCAGCAGGAGAGCTCCACCATGCTGATGCAGGAGCGGCTCAACCAGGCCACCCTCAACCAGCAGGGGACGATGCAGCAGCTGCTGGCGGCCCAGGAGCAGCGCGCATCGCAGACCGCTGCCGACGCAGCACGGATGGCAGCGCTGATCGGTGCGCCGACTCCCGAGCCGGCCGCCAAGGCGCCGGTGCTGGGCAGCAGCCGCCAGGGGATGACCAGCCCCCAGGGCAAGACCACCCTGCGCATCGAGCCCAAGGCGGCCAGCGGCAACAAGGCCGGCACCGGCCTCAACATCGCCAGGTACTGATCATGTGCATGGGATCAACCCCCCAGCCCCCCAAGGTTGTGTACCAGGGGCCCTCCAACAAGGAGATCAAGCAGCAGGAGAAGCAGCTCAACATGGCCACCAAGGCAGCAGAGGCCAGCCAGGCCGAGTTCCAGCAGCAGCTGCAGGCACAGATCGACGAGGCCAATGCCGCCGCCGGGGCAGCTGCCGAGGAACTGCAGCAGCAACAGGCCGCGATCAGCTCCAGCGCAGCCATGGCCAACCAGTCCTACACCGTCGAGACCACGCAGCAGGCGCCGGCCGCTGCCGCCCAGACCACTGAGGCCATCCAGCCCGCTGCGCCCGCTGCTCCGCGCACCCCGAGCCTCACCATCGGCACCCGCCGCGCACCGGCCACCGGGTTGAACATCGGCCGATGACAGCAGAGAACCGCTACAAGAAGCTCGAACCAGCGCGCAACCACTGGATTGACCGCGGGCGGGAGGCGTCTGCACTCACGCTGCCCTGGGTGATGCCGTTCGATGGCGAACCCGAGGCCCAGGCGCTGCAGAAGATCGACCACCCGTGGGATGGCATCGGTCAGCGGGGTGTCCACAACATCGCCAGCCGGCTGCTGCTGGCCCTGCTGCCGCCCACCGAGACCTTCTTCCGGTTCGTCCACGACGACATGGCCTTTGCTGCGCAGCAGGCCGAAATGATTGCGACCGGCGACAGCCCGGAGCAGATCGCTGAGCTCAAGACCCAGGTGGACAAGACCCTGGGGATGATGGAGCGGGCGGTGCTACGCAGCATCGAGGCCAGCAACGACCGCACCGCTCTGCACCAGGCGCTGCTGCACCTGATCATTGCCGGCAACTGCCTGATCTGGCTGCCCAAGGAGGGCGCCAAGGTGTTCAACCTCTACCGCTATGTGCTGCGCCGCGACCCCGTGGGCCGGCCGCTGGAGGCGGTGGTGTGCGAGCGGATCCCGGCCGACGAACTGCCCGAGGCGGCCCGCAAGATCCTCGACCAGGTGGAGCCGATGGATCCGCTCACCGAGGAGCGCCCCGGCGGCGGCACCGAGACCCTGCCTGATGAGCGACTGGTCAAGGTCTACACCCACATCAGCTGGAACAAGAGCCGCTGCAGCTGGTATCAGGAGCTCAAGGGCCGCCGCATCGAGGGCAGCGAGGGCAGCTGCAACCGGGAGCACAGCCCCTGGATTCCGCTGCGCATGTTCGCCATCGACTCGGAGGACTACGGGCCGGGCTATGTCGAGGCGGCCACCATGGCCGACCTGCAAACCGCCAACGCCCTCACCCGGGCGCTGACAGAGGGCGCGCTGGTCAGCTCGATGTGCAAGTTCCTGGCCAAGCCGGGTGCAGCCGTCACCGCCAAGCAGTTCAACGAGGCCGCCAACGGCGCCTGCCTCACCGGCAACCCGGAGGACATCACCGCCGTGCAGGTGGGCAAGGGCAGCGATCTGGCGGTGGCCGAGCAGCGGCTGCAGCGGGTGGAGGCCCGGCTGGCCGTGAGCTTCATGCTGAACGAAGCCCGCGACTCGGAGCGCACCACGGCCGAGGAGGTGCGGATCCAAGCGCAGCAGATCGAGAACAGCCTGGGCGGGATCTACAGCGTGCTCACGACTGAGTTCCAGTACCCCTACATCGCCCGGCGGCTGTACCTGCTCACCCAGTCCGGCGGGCTGCCCAAGCTGCCCGACGACACCATCAAGCCGGTGGTGAGCGTGGGCCTGGCGGCCGTGGGCCGGGGCAACGACCTCGAACGCCATGCCCGCTTCATGCAGATCCTGCAGCAGACCATCACCCCCGAAGGCACGCTGCAATACCTGATCCCGTCGGAGCTGATCAGCCGCCTCGCTGCCGCAATGGGCATCGACACGGTGGGTCTGATCAAGAGCCAGCAGCAGATCGAGGAGGAGCGGCAGGCCGCGATGGAGGCCCAGCAGCAGGCGGCCGTGATGCAGTCGGCGATGGCCGACCCGCAGAAGCTGGCCAACGCCGCCCAGACCGTTCAAGAGATCCAGCAACCACAACCCGAATGACCACCACCCCCACCATGGACATCACGCCCGAGCAAATGGCGCTGGCCGGCCCCGGCTACGACAAGGACGCACTGGCCGGGTTCCTGCAGGAGATCGCCGAGGAGGACGCTGCGCTGGCCAGCGGCACCATCCAGCCACCGGCGCCTGCGGCACAACCTGACTTCGCCACCCTCACTGTCCAAGGCGACGAGGTGGAGGCCGAAGGCGACGAGCCGGCCGGCGAGGCCCGCCCCCTGGCCGGGAAGTTCAAGAGCCCCGAGGAACTGGAGAAGGCCTACCTGGCGCTGCAGCAAAAGCTGGGCCAGCGGGCCGATTCAGCTACCGAGGAATCCTCGACAGCTGACCCTGAGCCGGTGGCCCCGCTGTCCCGCGAGGACGCCGTGGGCCATTACGGGGAGACCGTGGTGGCAGCAGCCGAGCGCGAGGGCATCGACCTGGCGCTGTGGGATGCCGCAGTGCAGAAGGGCGAGGACACCAGCGCCAT